TGCGTTCGAGGCGGTTCACAGAGCACTGTGAACTCCTGCCCGTAATGTCTGAACCCGCTGAAATCTCTTCCGTCATCGACCCGGAAAAGCCGCTTGCCGATTGGAAGGTGAGCGATGCCCTGGACGAAATGGACGCCGCCTGCCGCGATGCCAGCACGTTCCTCAAGCAGATGGCGATCAACGAGCAGACGCGCAAATGTTGGTGGGACAACAAAACGGGCACCGGCAAAAAGGCCAACACCAAGAAAGCGGATGCCAAGCCCTTCAACGGCGCGGCCGATCACGAGGTGCATCTCACGCAGACGGTGATGAATCGTCGCAACGCCGCCCGCATCGCCGCACTCATGGCCGGCAGTTTGAACGTCACCCCCATGGAGAGCACCGATGCGAAGCGGGCCGGGCTCATGCGCCAGGTGCTGCGCTACTACCTGAACGGCCCCATGCGCACCGAGTTTGTCACGCAGGGCCTGCGGGCAGGCAGCTACGCCGACCGCTTTCGTGCCTCGGTGATGTATGTCGGATGGAAGGAAGAGCGCGGCGTGGAGGCCATCCAACTCACCGTGCCCATGGTGGCCGAATGGCTGCAAATGCAGACCGCCGCCGAGGCGCAGGACATGACGCTGATCGAAGGCATCGACTTCGAGGCGCTCGTGCTCGATCCCGCTCGCGAGCAGGAGCTGATCGCTTTGACCCTGCGCAATCTACCCGGAGCCGCGCAGCGTCGCAAAATCGGCGAGGCCTCCGTGAAGAAAGCGCTGGCCCAGCTCCGCGCCGGAGAGTCGCAGGCCACCGTTCATGCGGCGTATGTCAAGCGCTCCAGCCCGTGCTGGGAGGCGCTTCAGCCGTTCGTCGATGTGTTCTTCCCCTACGAAACGGTGCTGGAGGATAACCTCGAAAGCTGCCGCTGGATTGCCCGCGTGCGCTGGCGTTCGGCGCAGTGGATTCGCGAGCAGGCCGCGCTGCATGATTGGGACAAGGCCTGGGTGAAGGAAGTGCTCGAGAAGCACAAGGGCCGCAGTGCCTTGTTCAGCAACAGCATGGCCTCCTATCCGTGGGCTCTGTCCGGCGCTGGCGTGAACTGGAGCGCCCGGACCAATGGCGAGGCGCAAAATCACCTTTACCAGATCATCGAGCTATGGGACCGCGCTGTGACCAGCGATGGCCTCACCGGCACCTATCACACGATTCTGCATGCCGATGTGAAGGACAAGGTGGCAAAGCGCAAGCTGCGCATGGACTGGGACGGCTGTTATCCCTTTGTGCCGTTCACCTTCAGCCAGGATGAGCGCCTCATCCTCGACGGCTTCAGCGTGCCGGAAATCACCATGACCAAGGAGCAGGCGGTCAAAGCCCAATGGGATAGCCGCACCGATGCCGCCAGCTTGACCACCTTCCCGACGTGGACCGGCGACCCCGAGCTAGAGGGCCTGCGCCCCGCTCCGGGTGTCTTCCTGCCGTCCATCCGTGGCAAAGTGCCGCAAGCCTTGCAGATCCCGCCGCCCGATGGCCGCAGCATCGAGATCGAACGCACGCTGCGCGATTGCGTGAATGAATTCTTCGGCTTCCAAAGCAAGAACCTGCCGGACAGCGTTTCCATGATGATGGGGCAGGCCGATCTGGATTGGTTCATGCTGGCCGTCAGCCAGTGCATCGCCCGCACGGCCAATCTCATTCAGCAATACATGCCGCCGCTGCAAGGGGCTCGCATCACCGGCACCAATGAACTCGTCACCGCCAGCGCCGCCGATGTGCGCGGCGGCTTTGACTTCCAGGTGAAGTTCAACGTCAAGAGCCTCGATGTCGAATGGACCTCGAAGCATCTCGGCTTCATCAAAGACATGATCGTCCCGCTCGACAATCGCGGCCAGATCAACACCCTGCCCATCCTTGAGGCAGGCTTCAACATGCTCGATCCTACCTTGGCCGCGCAGTGCCTGCCCAAAGATGTGGACACCGCGCAGCGGCAGACGCTCGACATGGCCCGCATGCACCTCGCGGAGATATTCAGCGGCGGCGCGCCAGATGTCACCGAGGGCATGGACTTTGGCGGCCTCGCGCAAGCCGTGACCGATGAAGTCACCCGCAGCCCGCTGCGGCAGCAAACCGTCATCGGCGGCCAGCAGATCCACGTCGTGCTCACCAGCTACCTCGCAGGCCTTGTGAACAACCAGAAGCAGCACGGCGGCGAAAACGCCCGCATTGGTCGCACACTCACCGAAGATCCGCTCGCCCAGCCCAGCGCGGCGGAAAACCTGCTGGAGCAACTGCAAGCCCTGCCGGATGGCGTGAGCTTGTATCAGATGCTTCAGCAGCCGCCCATGATGCAGCCACCCGCCACCGTTTGACATGCCTGCCAAGAAATCCGAACCCGCCCCCGCTGTCATCCTTTGCACGCCCCTCTATGGGCAGCGCATGCACCTCACACCCGAGGAACGAGCAGCGGCCCGCAAACTGGTCTATGACAACCGCAATGACCCCGCGGTGAAAGCCCTGTTTAACCTCATCGAGCGCAAGGCTTTTGACATGCAGCGTGCCGGCATCGAGGCCGAGGCCACCGCGCACGATCAAGGGCAGGCCTGCGGAGCGCTTTACACCTATCAGGTGGCGCGGGCATGGCTGGAATCACCCCCGCAAGCGGCTGAGCAAGAGGGCTGAACGTCAAAAAGCGCCCGCAAACCGCCCGCACATCGGGGGCGAATCATGGGCAAGGCTTGAGGCGCAAGGGGGCGGAGCACTAAAGTGCGCTCCATGCCTGAATCCGCAACGCCTGCTGATGCCTCGAATGCCGCCGAAACACCGGCAGCCATCATCACGCCGCAAGACGCCACCGCCGAGCACATCGCCCGCGGTTTGAGTCCTGAGCAGGCCAAGGCCTTCCGCGCCATGCGCAAAGAGAAGAAGGCCAAGGCTGCCGCTGCTGCCGCGCCTGCTGCTGAAACGCCGACGCCTGCTGCCGCTGCTGAAGCCCCGGCTGACAAGCCTGCCGACAAAGCGCCCGAAGGCGAAGTCATCCAGTTTGATGCCCCCGAGGAAACGCCTGCCGCCGCGGCGGAGGAAGTGGCCCCAGAAATCACCGAGGAAGAACTCGCTAAGCTCGACGAGAAAGCCCGCAAACGCATCACCGAGGCCAGCAAGGAAGCGGCCAAGGTGCGCAAGCGTGCGCAGGAGGCTGAGGCCAAGCTCAAAGAGCACGAGGCCAAAGTCACCGAGCTGGAAACCAAACTGGCCGACATCGAGAAGCAAGGCAACGAAGCCGCCGTGCGATCCGCCGGGCTCGCTGGCAATGCCTTTGTCCATTTCAAAGACGGCCACGCCGTCGCTACTTGGGCGGAGAACGCCAAGGATGCTCTCGCTCTGCTCTCGTATCACGAGCGCGAGGTGAAAGCCGGTCGCCGCAGTGAAGACGATCCCGTCACGCACACCTTGCCCACCGGGCAGGAGATCGAGCTGCGTGCCTCCGATCTGCCGGTGTATCAGCAGCGCGTCACCGATGCGCAGCAATGGTTCACCCATGATGCCAAGGTCAGCCAGGTGCGCGAGTCCGCCACCAAGCTGGCCGAAAAGCATGCCACCACCAAAGGTTACAAGGAGGCGCGTGAAGCCTACCTCAAAGACGCCAACCTTCCCGCCCGGCTCGAAGAGCTGGCCGCCAAGGCCGCGCTCTACGACGTGCTGCAAAGCCGCCGTGCCGTCATCACTTTCCCGGATGCAGCAGGCGCTGCGACCAAAGCGCCCTCCGCCAAGGAGTCCATCCCCCGCCAAGACCCGCCGAGCGAAACCCGAGCCAGCACTCCACGCCTGGCATCGGTGAATGAGCACGGCTCTGACCTCGCGGCTCGCAAGAGCCTTCTCATGCAGAAGGCGAAGACGGCGAAGACCGAAGACGAGCGCCAGAAGTATCTCAAAGAAGCCATCAAGCTCGGGCCTGTGCAGCGCACGGCGCGTGCCGCCTGAGCTTCACCCCTCCGCGTGGAACCCAAACCATCAACTTTCTAGCATACCATGGCTCAAGCCCTTTCCTCCACCGTCCCTGCGATCCACGAAGATCTCGCCGACGAAATCGCTCTTCTCGACAACGAGAACACCATCTTCAGCTCCACCGTCCAATCCGGCGGCTCGGCTGAAAACTCCGTCTATTCCCGCGTCGCGGACAAGCACCTGACCGGCCGCCTTGGCGGTGTCGAAGAAGGTGATTCCGTGACCCGCGCCAGCGTGTCCAATCACTTCACCAACCGCGCCAAGATCTACGGTGCCGTGCAGCAAAAGCGCGAAACCTACGGCGTGTCCAAGCGCGTCGAAAAAGTCGAAAACACCGCCGGTGTTGCCAACGAAGTCGGCGAGTCCCGCTTCCGCGCTCTTGAGCGCTACAAGCAGGGCACCGAAATCACCCACCTGTCTGCGCAGCTTGCCAACGACAATGCGTATGCGCACGACGACGAGGGCCGCCTCGGCCAGATGCACCTCACCATGGGTGCCAGCGGCTACGTCGAAAGCTCCGCGCAGGGCACCGATTCCACTTTCCAAGTGGACAGCAACTATCGCCCCGGTGCGTCGCAGCTCATCAACGTCGCCAGCGCCTCGGCTTTCACCGAGACGAACATGCGAACGCTCCTGCTGGAGTGCCGCCAGGCCAAGCGCAAGAACGTCAAGCTGACGATGTTCGCAACGACGGACTTTGCAAACCACCTCGCCACGTTCTTCGACAGCGGCACGCTGACGAACACCGCCACGCCGATCCGCCGCTTCAACCAGGACAGCACGGATCACGAGATCACCAGCATGCTCACCGGCTACCGCACTGCGTTCGGCAGCCTCATGGTCGTGCCCACCGAGCACCTCAACGGCGTCCGCAATGCGGGCAGCCTCGCCGGTGCATCCACCACGAACACCTCCACCAATGTGGACGTGACCAGCACGGCCGGCCTGCAATCCGGCATGAAAATCGGCGGCACCGGCATCCCGGCGGGTGCTTACATCGCCAGCATCACCAACAGCACGCGCTTCGTGCTGTCCTCCGCGGCCACCGCCACCGGATCACCCACGCTCACGCTGGGTGATTTCGATCACGCGCTGGCGCTGGAGATGGAATACTTCTACGAGCTGCTCAACGGCCTCGAAGAAGTGGACCTCTCACCGGATGGCAGCGGCACGCAGGGCTATGTGGAAGGCTTCTTCAGCCTTTTCTGCTCGATGCCCGCCGTTCACGGCAAGGTTTACACCGCCGTCGCTTAACGCATCCCCGCCGGGCAGGCGGGTGAAGGCGCTCCTTGTTGTTGTTGTGACCGCATCGACGCACCCTTCCCCGGTTCTCACCTGCCTGCCCTGGCGGCCCCTTTTCCCATCTGACAGCGGGCAAGAGTGCCCGCGCTCCTTTCGTGATTTATGTGGAATCCTGACAAAGCACCGGTGCTTGGCTTTGAGAAGCTGGCCAAACGTGTGGGCCTGCACAAAGCCCGTGCGATCTTCGCCGCCTATCAGCGGAAGCTGGAGATCGACAATCATCACGCCGCCGAGCAGGAAAAGCGTGCCGCTGAACTGCGGCGCAAGCGTGGTCCCGTCGTCGTGCGCAATGACTTCGACATGGCGCCCGCGTATCACATCGCCCCGCTGACCTACAAGCAGCTTTACCGCAGCACCCTGGGTGAGCGCGGCTGCAAGGGCGGCGAGGTCTTCGATGATGAGACGATGCTCAAGGACTTCCTCAAACGGAATCCTGACTGCGCTCCGCAAAAGGTCATCACTGGCGACATCCGCAGCGGATGGACCGCCGCGCTGGAGCAGGCGGCCAAAGAGGGCCGCATGCACCGCGCCATGCAGTTTGCTAAGGTCAGCGTGCAACTTCAAAAAGCGGCACAGGAGGGCCGCACCGCCCTCGTGGCCTGACACCGCCATGGCCGTGCGTGAACACATCGCCTTCAACACGGCCTTTGAAGATGCCGTCCGCCCCACGGGCCTGCTCACGGCCATGAGCAGCAATGCCACAGTCAAAAGCGATCTGCTGGCGCTCTTCAATCGCAGTTACAAGATCGGCTACGAGCTGCCTTTCCAAAGCAATGTGTTTTGGGAAGATGCCCGCACCTGGGCGGAGATCACGCCGAGCAGCGGCCTCATCGCCTGGGATGTGCTGGGGGATGCCCGGAACATCGAAGTCTGGACCAAAGACCCGCGGGAGACGCGGCTCGCCAGCAGCGTCACCTTCTTCACCGACAAAACCGGCCTCGCCGTGAGCGAGGAACTGGAAACCGTGTGGGTGAGCTGGGTGCCGCGCATCTACAAATTCAACACGACCGCCTGGGCCACGGCCACCGCCTATGTCGTCGGCGATGTGCGCACCGTGAGCACCAGCGGCGAGTGCTATCGCTGCCTTGTCGGACACACCAGCGGCACCTTTACCACTGATCTGGCGGCCAGCAGATGGGTGCTCATGCCCGTGCTGGAGGTGCTGCACGAGTTTCTCATCCGCCACCTGCATGCCACGCACCTCCGCGAAACCGGCCAGGTGCAGACCGGTGTCTCCCTGCAAACCGCCGCCTTGCAAGACCTCCTCGAAACCCACCGCGCCGAGCTGCGGCGCAACCGCGAAACCCCCAAACCCTGATTTATTATGGACGCCGTTCGATCCTGTGACCTTCAATCTTCCACCACGCCAAGCACTGACGCCATCGCCACGGCCAATGCCACCGTCTTCACGCTGGCGCCCGGTGAAATCGGCTTCATCCAAAACCTTGATGATGCCGCGCTTGCCGTGAAATACGGAACCGGTGCCAGCACCACCAGCCTGCACCTGATCCTGCAAGCGGGCTCCGCCGCGGATGATGGCAAAGGTGGATTCGTTTACATCACCGATTACGCCGGTCCCGTCAGCGTGGCTGCCATGAGCGGCAGCCCGCGGTTCATCGCCTGGAAACGCGCTCATTGCTAAGCCCATGACGCCCCTGCTGCACAATCCTTCTCGCTTGATCAACCCGCTGGCCCGCCAGCGGTTCATCGGGTATGGGACGGGGATGGGGGGAGGTGGCTCGTTTACCGGGGCTCTCGATGCTTACACAACCAATCTGGATGCGGCGTGGAGCGTCAGCCGCAGGCTGCTCACGAGCTACTCGGGAGCACTGATCCGCGTGCGTCGCAGCTCGGATAACACGGAGCAGGACATTGGTTATGTCGACGCCACGGGGCTGCTGGACACGGCGGCCTTGCTGTCCTTTGTGGGCGCGGGGAATGGCTTTGTCTGCAAGGTGTATGCGCAGAGCGGTGGGAGCGGTAAAGATTTCTTGCAAACAACCGCGGCCTCGCAGCTCCGCATTGTCAATGCCGGCAGTCTGATCACCACAGGCACAAACAACCGCGTCATGGCGGAGGTGATCAGCGCCAGCACGCAGTTCATGGCCACGGCGGCCTTTACCGCGCTCACCGGCAGTAGCCTGACCATGAGCGCCTTTTTCCGAGCTACTGCCAACAGCCCGGCAGGCCGCTTGTTTGGAGGGGCGCAAACAAGCCAGAATGATTCCGGCATTGGTGGCTGGATTCCTGCCTATCTTGCCAGCCCTGGCATCAAATCATTTGATTCACCTGACAGGGCAACTTTAACGGTCAGCATGCCGGTGAACCTCAGCTATTCCTCGCTGAGCATCAGCACGGGTCACACGCTGCGCATTGCCGGCAGCAGCAATACCAGCAGCTTCACCCCGGCGGCCAAGAACATTCAGCACTGGCTGCTGTTCTGCTATTCGACCAGCATCGGGCAGTCCCACACCGGGGACATGTTTGGTGAGGCATCGACTTGGACAGCAAACCGCGACAGCGATCAGGCCGCCATTATCGCCGAGCGCAATACTTTCTACGGAGCCCCCTGATGATACGCTACGTTCCATCTTCCGCCGCTGAAACCCTGAGTGATGCGCTCTGGGCTCTGACCCGTCCGCCGCAGGTGAGGCAGCCGGAGGACACCTCCAAGATGTTCCCGTGGGTGGATGATTTGCAAGTGCCCTCCAAACGCTGGCTAATCGTGGACACCACGTTTACCATTCCCGTGCATGCCGAGGCGGAGCTGGATGGCATCGCGGACATCCTTCAGCCTTGGATTGATGCCGGGCAGCTTCCGGCCGATACGAACGCCACGCTTGCTGCCTTCATCGAATCGAAGCGCGGGCAGATGCTGACAGTGTATGACGCCTTTCCCCAGCTCTTCAAAGACCTGAGCAAGAGCTACGAAGAAATGATCTCCGCTGGATGGCTGGCGGTTCCCGGAGGTGCGCCATGAGCATCATGGAAGACAACGGCACTGAAATCATCCGCGTGGGCACCATCAATGCGTGGGCGTTCAAGATTGCGATTTGGATCGCGCCACTCTTCAGCCTGTGGCTGGTGACGAAGGTGCTGGCGCATGACACCGACATCGCCGTCCTGAAAATGCAGATGAGCATGAGCGGCGGCAAGGGCATCTCCCAAAGCGTGAACGTGGGCCAGCATGACAAGGCCGCTGCCGCTGCCGCTGCCGAAGCCAGCGCCAAGACATGGCTGACGACCAAGGACGTGGCCGCCCGTGAGGGCATCACGGAGCGCACGGTGATCAACTACATCGAGAACGGCATGATCGAGCCCACGCCGAGGAAGAACGGCAAGAGCTGGGAGATTGCCGCGAATTTCCGCATCGTGCCGAATGATTCCGAAAACTGCGGAGAGATTCCGCAAGGCCCATGACCCAGACCACTTTCGCACGCCGACGCCGCAAGGTGAGCGTGCTTCAGCAGAACATCGACAACCTCAATCTCATCCTCCATCCCATGAACAACATCCTCAAGAACTGGAAAACCTCGCTGATCGGCATCATCGGCATCATCGGCATCATCGTCTCCACCTGGCTGCCGGAGTATCAGACGCAGCTCGACAAAGCCGTCGTCATCCTCATGGGCCTGGGCCTGCTGCGTGCGGAGGATGCCAAGCCTGCTCTGCGCGGTCCGCCGACTTATCTGCACAAAATGCTCATCGGCATCTTGATGCTGAGCTGCCTTTCGCTGGTCTCCTGCTCGACGAGTGCCAGCGGGGAAAAGACTTTTCTCGGCATCACGCGGGATGGCTGGATCAGCGGCGGCAAGGCCGCTGTGATGTCCGCCGCGCCAGTGCTGCTGCAAGAGCGAGCCAAAACGGCCGCCAAGCAGCCTGTGAATGTGCAGCCCTGACCGACTGCGCCGCCGCCCTGTCTCCTGACCACGAGTGACGGAAGGGAGCGGGGCGGCGCTCCACCTTCTCACTCATCATGCTTCTCACCGCCTCAACGATCTACGGCATCTCCAAGGCCCTGCTGGCCTTGGGGCTCATGCTCCTGACGGTGTTCGGAGTGTTTTACTACGTCGCCAAAAAGCCATGAGCAAACTCACCATCATCCTCGATCCCGGCCACGGCATGGGAAACCGCAAGTCTGGCGTCTATGATCCCGGTGCCACGGTGCGCGTGGGCAAGGCCGATGTCACCGAGGCCGGCATTGTGATGGACTGGGCCAATGAGCTGAAGGTGCAGCTCGAAACGCTGAGCCACAAGGTCATCCGCACGCGCATCAATGCCAGCGATGTCTGCCCCATCGGCGAGCGGGTGAGCATCGCGCACAAGTATGGCGGCAACGTGCTCATCTCCCTGCACTGCAACGCCGCCAACGGGCAGGCGCATGGCACCGAAACCTTTTACCGAGGCGAGAAGAATGCCGCGCTGGCCCGTGCCTGTAATGCCGCCATCGTCGAGGCACTCGGCACCAAAGACCGTGGTATCAAGACCGAAGCCGCCAGCCAGCACGCCCGCCTGGCGGTGCTCAATTTCCCCGCCGCCTGCCTCATCGAGCTGGGCTTCATCGACCACGCGCAGGATCGCGCCAAGCTCGCCGACCAGCAGCTCATGCTGCTGGCCTGTCAAGGCCTGGCTGATGCCATCGTAGCCAACTGCACGCAAGCCACACGCTGAAGCGTGAACAACATACTTTTCTGCCATGCCCTCCGAAACCTACTACCTCCACCGCGATGGCCGGACGTTTCCCGTTCGCTACTGCACCTCTGCGCCCGCACTCATCACCGAGACGATCAAAAGCGCGGAGTATCAAAAGCTGTTTACCGATGACGGCATCGGCATTTCCAAGAAGGGCGATTTCGAGTTTACCAATCCGGCCGCGACAACCTATGACAACATCCAGCTTTCCAAGGTGGATCTGGCCGCGCAAAAAGGTGTCACGTTGATTCCATCGGGAGCCGTGACCATTGAAAAGCTGGGCACCACCACGGTGGATGGCAGCGGATCGAGCACCAGCCACACCAACGTCTTTGCCAGTGTGGCCGATTACAAGGTGGCC